GTGCCCGCCTGCCGTCCATCGGTCAACACGCGCACCGGGCCACGGGCACGGCCGGGCGGGGCGATCTCCACCGACGTGTCGCTCTTGATGTCGAACCGTGGGGTGAGGTTGATCGGCCGGCCACGACGCCAGTTCGTCATCCTGGCGTCGCCACCGGTGTCCGATCGGATCTGGTCGGTCCCGATCTTCTTGCCCTCCATGCCGACGGCCTTGAGCATCGCTTCGCTCTTCAGGTCGTGGACGACACGGTCGATCTTGCGGGCGAGCGACGCCAGATCGGGCGACGTCGCCACGAGCTCAGGCTGCGAGCTCGGCGTAGCCGCCGGTGATCTGCGGGTTCCACGCACAGGTCGGGACCTCGCCGACCGACGCGTTGAACGTCTGGAAGTTCCGGTTGAGCACGGCGCAGATGAACCCCGGGTTGCTCGAGCTGCGCGAGCTCGACGTGCGGCGCACCTCGACGTACAGCAGGCTCGACGAGCCGACCGGCACGACCGAACCGGCGACACCGATCAGCGAGTTCAGGGCGCCGGCGGCGTAGTCGTTCAGCAGCGACAGGTTCAGCGTGCCGGTCTTCAGACCGATGACGAACGCCTCGAACCCGCCCGACCCGAACGCGGTCACGGGCAGCGTCGCTGCGGTCGCCTCCTGCTGGATGCCGGTCACGTACGACGAGATGTCGGACGGCGAGGACAGCGAGCAGCCGATCGGGGCCGAGGAGCCACCCGGGGCGGTGCCACCGGTGGTCGACGCTGCGACCGCGACGTAGAGCGAGGTGAGTGCGGTGATGGACACGGGGACTCCTACGGGGTGAAGATGGCGAGCGACGCCAGGACGGTTGCGGACGGGGACGCGGACGCGGTGACGTTCAGCCGCCACCAGGTGTTCGTGGTCGTGATGCTCGTGGCCGACAGCCACTGGGCGCCGGCCGCCGACAGGGCGGTACCGGCCGAACCGCGGTTCGTGTACGACCCGCCTGACGAGCTCGACGACTGGATCTGGAACGTGAGTGTCCCGGTGCCCGAGTAGTCGAAGATGTGGATGGCGGCGACGATGTACTGGGTGGCGGCGAGCTGGCCGAGCTGCACGGGGGTCGTGTTCGCGGTCGCCGTGATCGCGGTCCCGGTGGTCTGCGTCACCTGACCTTCGGCGACGGGCGGGTAGATGGTGGACCCGACGATGGTCGGTGCGATCGTCGGGAGATCGCCGACCGACGCGTTGAACGACGGGCCTTGCGGCATCAGCCCGTTCGCCATGATGGCGCCGGTGCCGGCCGTCGTCGAGTCCGCGTAGGCGAGCGTGACGATCTGTGCGGACCCGGCGTTCGTGCGGGCGTACTCGTCCCAGGCGGCGGCGGCGTAGTCGTTGAACCCGCCGAGTGCCACGCGCAGGGTGCGGGTGGTCGGAGCGAACTCCTGGAACTTGCGCGATCCCCAGGTGGTCTTGTCGCGCACGGCGACATCGACGCCCCAGTCGACCATGTTCGACGTCGACGTCGCGTTGAACGAGCCGACCGCGAGCTGCGCGGCGGTGGGGACTTGGATGGACATCAGACCTCCGCGTTCTGCTTCATGGCGATGAACGTGAGCAGCAGATCGGCCGTCACGTTCTCCGCGTCGTAGTCGCCCGGTGCGACCTCGAGGCCGGACACCGCTCCGCCGAAGGTGTCGTCGACCTTCAGCGCGTCCACCACCGACCAACTGTTGCCGGTGCCGACCGACAGGTACTGGTCGAGGCGGCGGACCGCCGCCTGGTCGTTGCCGGCCGGATCGATCGTGAGTCGGAACCGGCAGCGGCACACCCCGTCGGGACCGAACGTCCCGAAGAAGTTCGGGGTCTCGTCCATCACGAGCCGCACGGCCGGTGCGGGCGAGCCCTTGCCGTCGACGTCGATGTTCGTGCCCTTGTCGATGTTCGCGGCGAGCTGCGCGCCGATCGCGGCGCGGATCGTGGAGAGCGTGAAGCCGGCCATCAGCGCGGCCCGCCGATCCCGGCCTTGGCCTCTTCGCGGCGGTAGCCCTTGAGGAGCATCTTCGCCTTGTTCTCGAGGAACTCGTCCATGCCGGCGTTGCCCTGCTGGGAGCGGAACTCCCACACGTCCTTCGCGAGGACGTAGTGGGTGCGCACCACCTGGTCGGGCAGCGCAGCCCATCCCCAGTCGGCGGTCACGGCGACCGTCGCACGGAACCGGTCGAACGTCCACGCGTTCCCGATGTAGCGGATGCCCTCGTACGGGCGGGTCTCGCCGGCCCAGTCGAGCCCGTTGAGCGGTTCGAGCTGGTAGCCGCCGGCGGTCGTCCACGCCGGCACCGTCACGCCGTCGTTGGTGACGGACGTGACGGTGACGCAGTCGTGGATGCGGATGAGGTCCTGGCCGACGGCACGCGGGGCGTACACGCGGGTGCTCGCCGATCCGCTGGCCACCGTCCAGGTGCGGCCGGTGACCTTGCGGATCAGCGACTGGGTGTAGAGCCGGACGCCGTCGAGGACGTCGTAGTCGTCGACGGCCGTCTCGACGACACGCAGGTAGTCAGCGAGGTCCTCGACGGACGGCAACGACGACGGCATGGCTCACTCCTCGGTGGGGGCGACCTCGGTGGTCTCCTCGGTGGACTTCGGCGGGCGGCCACGACGCTTCGGCTCGGCAGCGACCTCGGACTCGACGTCCTCGGCGGGCGGCTCGGGCTCGGGCTCGGCGGTGACGTCGAGGACGAGATGCTTCGCGCCGTCGATGCCGTCCACCCACTTCACGGGAGCGGTCACGATCACGAGCTCGCCGCTCGCGATCTTCTCGTTCCACGTGTCGAGCAGCGTCCCGCCGGCCGGCACGTCCATCTCGAACAGCGTCCCGCCCGCACCGCGGACGACGACCGTGGTGGCCATCAGCGCGGCACCCGGATCGCGTACACCTTGCCGGCGAACGACGCGGCGAGGTCGATGCTGACCGTGCCGTCGTTCTGGATGAACCGGGCCGACTCGAGCCCGGCGACGGTCATGTCGCCCGACGTGGCCAGGACGGTGATGTCGAGGTTGCCCTGGCCGGCCGACATCGCGGGCGGGTTGTCGCCGGCGACGATCGTGGCGACCCGGTCGGAGCCGTTGGTGTTGGTGAACCGGAAGATGAACTCCTCCAGCGGGTAGCCGCCCAGGTCGACCGAGTGGTCGTTGGTGGGGTCGGCGGTCGTGCCCGCCGGCGACGTGGCGCCGGTGCGGGACAGGGTCTCGACGGTGACTGCGGTGCGAGCCATGGTGGCCCCTTTCGTGAGGAACTGGTGGTGGTGCGAGGAGGGACGAACGATGCGTGGGCCACCGACCGGAGTCGGTGGCCCACGCCCGGGGGATCAGGTCTGCGAGGCGACGACGGTGGCGATCGCGTCGGGGCGGACGAGCTTGGCGCCGTACACGTGGAGGCCGCGCACGCCGGTCGCGACCTTCGTCTCGAGACGCAGGGTCTCGATGTTGAGGATCTGCTCGGCGTAGCTGATGGCCATCGGGTGGCCGGCGATCACCGCGTAGTCGTCGCCCGTGACGAACGGGGCGTTGTTCGACTTGAGCACGGTGAAGCCGAGCGCCTGGCCGATGACGCCGTTGCGCAACGCCATGTCCGAGCCCGATGCGTCGACGCGGACGAACTTGTCCTCCTCGAGCAGCAGCCCGTGGTACCACGGCGGCACCACGACCCAGCGGCCCTCGGCGGGCACGTTGGCCTCGTCGAGCTTCACCGACAGCTTCCGCAGCTGCGTGTAGGCGAGCGCACCGGTCGTGACCGAGACGGTGCCGATCTGGTTCGCCGACGCGGCGCCGGTGTACAGGCCGGCGACGTACTGGTCGGCGGTGTCGCGCAGCTTGTACGCGGCCTGGGTGAGCGCCTGCTCGAGCGCGCCGGACGCCTGCGCCTCGTCGATGTCGTCGACCGAGAAGGAGAAGATCTTCTGCTGGTCGATGCGCAGCTGACGGTCGGCGTCGGTGAGCGTCTCGTAGGTGACGGTCGAGTTCTTGGTGTACGACGACACCGTCGGATCCGAGATGCTGCGGATGTGCACGGTGTCGCCACCGGCACGGATCTCGCCCTCGTAGTCGCGGTTGACGACGCCGGCCTGGGCGTACACGAGGGACTTCTCGAGGACGCCGAGCGGGACGGACGCCCAGATCTCGGGGATGAAGCTGATGGCCATGGGGGATGGTCCTTTCGGAGAGGGGTGGTGGTGGTCAGCCCATCAGCGAGGCCAGGAGCCCCGCCTTCCGGGCGGCGTTGATCTCTTCGTGACGCCCCTGCTTCGCGGCCTGCTTGAGCTGGTCGGCTGTCCACTGGGCCTGCTGGCCGCCCTGCCGGCCGCCGTCGGCGGACCCGGGTGCGGGCTTCGGCTTCCCGAACAGGTACGGCTTCGCGTCGCGCAGCGCCTTGATCGCGTCGTCCACGCCCTTCACCTCGTCGCCGTCGACGGTGACCGCGTCGGCGGGGAGCAGGGCGAGCACGGCGTCGGCGTCGATCGCTCCGGCCTTCACGGCGGCGGCCGACACGGCCGCACGGGTGAGAGCTCGGGCGATCCGCTCCTCGGCGGCCTTCGCTCG